ACACCGACAGGAGTGTCCTCGACATTTGCTGTAGGAGATGTTACAATAGAGTCAAGATATTTTCCTGCTGGTGTACAAGCAACTTTTGGTTTAGGAACAGTAACTGTAGTAGCTTCTGCTCTTGTAATACCAACGGGTGTAAGCATAACAGCACAAGTAGGAGATCCAAAACTAACAATCTGGAATGGTGTAGACGATTCTAGTGGTAATTCATGGACTGTCGTTCCAACAGGATAAGGAGATAATATGGCTGATTCGACGATATTAAATTTAGACCTCCAAACAACTGGTGCAAACGCTGGTACATGGGGTAGTAAAACAAACGATAACTTAGAAAAAATAGAAAATGCAATAAAAGGATATGCAAGTGTTTCTATTACAGGTACTTCACAAGCATTAACAGTTGCTAGTGGTGGTACAGGTGATCAACAAAGTAGAGCAATTCTTAATTTAACAGGGACACTTTCAGGATCAACAGCACTAACGTGTGAAGCAAATCCTAATTGGTATATAGTAAAAGATGCAACAACAAGAGCTGGACACGCTTTAACATTTGGGCCATCTGGTGGTTCTGCCGTAACACTTACAGCAGGTGCAATACATTTAATTTATACTGATGGATCATCAGCATTTCAAATACCAGAAAATTTAGCCAACATAGCATTGTCAGGCACACTTACCGTAACAGGTGATGTGTCATTTGATGGTGGTGCTTTTATTTTTAATCAATCAGGAGCTGCAGTAGACGCAAGATTTGAAGGTGATACTGATCAAAATTTAATAATAACAGATGGTAGTACAGACCGTGTAGGCATGGGTGCACCAACACCTAACGCTAAATTACACATAAATCAATCTTCTGCTACAGGTGCACAACCAGTTTTAGAATTAGAACAACTAGATCAAGATTATGCTTTTACTAACTTTGTTGGTACATCCGCTAGTGATGCATCAAAAAGTTTGTCTTCTTCTACAGCATCGGCAGCAAACAAAGCTGGTGCAATAAGAATAAGGGTAAATGGCACAGAACGTTGGATAAGATTTTACGATAACGCAATATAGGAGCTTGAATGACGCTTATAAAAATTCAAGTAGCGCCGGGTATAGATAAACAAAACACCGAATATGGTGCTGAAGGTCGTTGGATAGATTGTGACAACGTGCGTTTTAGATACGGGTTAGCAGAAAAAATAGGTGGTTGGGCAAAAACAACACCAGAGGCATTAGTTGGCGCAGCACGAGGAATTATAACTTGGTTTTCTCTTGATGGAGATGCTTACTTAATTACAGGAACTAATAAAAAACTATACGTTTATCAAAACCAAGCTTTTCATGACATTACGCCTATAAGAGAAACTGGCGCATCAATAACTAATTTTACAACGGCTTCAGGATCTACATCAGTCACAGTGACAGACGCTACACATGGTGCTGTAGAAGGTGATTTTGTTACTATATCTAGTGTATCAGGCACAGCCAATGGTATAACAGCTACCAATTTACAAGGTGAATTTGAAATACAATCAGTCACTGACACAAACAATTATGTAATCACTGCAAAAGCAGCAGCTTCTGGTGCAGGTGCTAGTGGTGTAACAGGTAGTGCAGAATATCAAATAAATACTAGACCGCCATTTTCTATATTAGGATATGGTTGGGGTGCAGGACCTTACGGCGGTGTATCCGGTGGACCTGGTTGGAATAAATCCAGAGCAGCTCTTCCAGCACCTAATAGTGTACAACTTGATTCTGGTAAATGGTCTTTAGACAATTGGGGCGAAGATATATTATGTCAACAATTAAATGGTAGTTTATATTATTGGGACACATCAGCTAGTACTTCAACAGTGCAGCGCGCAAATAGAACAGCAGTTTCTGGTGCTCCTACATCTAGTAGATTTGTATTGGTTTCTGGTACTGATAGACATGTAATTTGTTTTGGTACAGAAACAACAATAGGCACGTCTTCCACAAGAGATGATATGTTTCTTCGTTGGTCTGATCAAGAAGACCCAGCAGTATGGACGCCAACTGCTACAAACACAGCTGGTTCACAAAGACTTACAGATGGCTCTAAACTTGTAACAGCAAAACGTTCGCGTGGTGCTGTACTTGTATGGTCAGATACAGCATTGTATCAGATGCAATTAATTGGTGCACCGTTTGTATTTGGTTTTCAACAATTAGGTTCTGCTTGTGGGTGTATAGGACAACACGCAGCTGTTGAATCTAACGGCAAATCATTTTGGATGGGCAATGATTCTTTCTTTGTATTTGATGGTTCAGTGCAAAAAATACCATGTAGTGTAGAAGATTATGTTTTTACTGATATTGATGAAGCATCTCAAAAAGATACATTTGCGGGACTTAACACAGAGTTTAACGAAGTTACTTGGTTTTATTGCTCTAGTGGTTCAAACGTAATAAATAGATCTGTAACTTACAATTACTTAGAAAACGTTTGGTACGTTGGTAGTCTTGCTAGATCTTCATGGTTTGATAAGGGTGTCTATGGTTTTCCTCAAGCAATGGAGTTTGAAAATTCTAGTACAACATCTACAGTTAGTACAATCACAGGATTAACTGCAGGTAGAAGTTTTTTATATAGTCATGAAAATGGCAACAATGCGGATGGTGTAGCTTTGTCTTCATCAATAACATCAGGTGATTTTGTTTTACCAGAAGCAGGAGAAAAACTTATGTCAATAAAAAGATTTATACCAGACTTTAAAGATCAAAGCGGTAACGTTGATGTAGAATTAAACTTTAAATTATATCCGAGTTCTACAGCTACGACAAATGGTCCTTACACAGTTTCACCTACAACAACAAAAATAGATACACGTGCACGTGGTCGACAAGCATCTTTAAAAATAACAAGTTCTGCAATAGATACTAAGTGGAGATATGGCACATATCGCGCAGATGTACAACCAGATGGAATGAGATAATGGCACAAATAAATATACCTAGATTACCACAAGCACCACAAGAATATAGTAAAGGACAAATAGATCAAATGATACAGTCATTAGATTTGTTAATACAATTACTTAATAGTTCTTACACACCAGAAACACTTAGAGAAGAGGACGAGGCTTTTGCCTGGTTTTTAAATTAATGGCTAACACATATAAAAGAGTTGTATCTGCATTAACTAGCACAGGGGATAATACGGTATACACTTGTCCTGCAGCCACAACTACCATAATAAAAACAATAAAAGTATTTAATAATAGCAGTGGAACAGCTCAAGTATCTGTAAAAATAGGTACTTTGGAATTAGAAAGAGAAGCTAGTTTAGCTGCCAATGCTACAAAAACCTTTGTTTCTGGGTCAGATGTTTTAGAGGCAGGAGACTTACTAAAAATTAACACAAATGCACAACCTATAAACGTGTATATAACATTCTTAGAGATATCATAATGATTGAAAACATACAAAATACTTGCTATAAGGAGAGAATATGCCTATAAAAGATGACGGAGTAGTAGAGTATGTTGAGATTAACGGTGAACAGGTACCTAAAATCGTTGTCCCAGCAGAAATAACTATTACCAACACTGTAACAGGACAGGAATATGGTTCGGCTAAAGAAGCTGATGACGATGTTGCTGACCCTGCAACTGACACTAAATCAGAACACATTAGACAAGATGTGGTTATTAGTGCAGCAATTCATAAAATAATAGAAGGACAATCAGGAGACGTATAGTGGCACTATCAACTAGACGAAGAGACAGATCATACCCGTCACCCATGGCGCCAGGTTTTGATGATAGTAATAGAGAAAGTTATATAGCAAGATCAGGTGGCATAGGAGCCTTTGCGCCTAAAGCAGGCACAATAGTAGATTACAATTTAGGTAAAGGTGGTCGAATGGCACCTAATTACACTGCTCCAATACCTTCAGTTACCGAAGTACCTACAGACGATGAACGTATGGAAGATGTACTTAAAGATTTATTTAGATCAGATGAAGGTTTGGAAGCAATGCCAAACCCGATTGTAACACCAGCTACATCATACTTAGACCCCACAGCAGATGATTACTTTTTAACAGAGCTTTATAATAAATATTTTAATCCAGTAGATCCAGAAAATGAAGGTTTACCAATGGACGAGTTTCAAGAATACGATCCAAATAATCCTAATATGTTTATGGTGCCTGAAGGCCAAGATCTTAATGACATGGATATAAAAAGCATTATAGAACAAATGCAACAACCTAAATTACCGGCTAGTAGTGATGATAGTTACTCAATGCCAAATATACTGCAAATGCTTGATGACGCAAGAGATGCAGATGACGATTCATATGATACTTTATTGGAAGATTTAACTTTAAGGTATCCAAACATTTTTAATATTTAATATGGGATTTTTTGATAAAGCAATAAAGAATATAGTTAAGAAAGCAAAACCAATGTTGCCTGTTGCAGCCATGTTTGCTGCACCATACCTTGCACCAAAACTAGGTGGATTTTTGGCAGCTGGTGGCAAAGGCGCTGGCCTAGGTAGTTTACTCAGTGGATATGGTACAAAGTTTGGTGCAATGCCAATGATGTTAAAAGCACCAGTTACATCTGGTCTAACAAGTTATGGATTAGCAAGACTGATGGGACAAAAAAATCCTGAACGTGCAGCATTATATTCTGCATTAACAGCTGTTCCGTTTTCTTTTATGAAAGCAAACAACATGGCTAACACTTTTAATAAAGAAAATTTATTAGGCGGTGAAGATAAATTAAGTTATC